CGTGAAAGCTAGTGTACATCAGTGAATTCCGTCGAGAGGGCGTAGTCCTTCCCGAGGATCTTGGTGACGAACGAGTGGGCAGTGTGCTGAGTCGTCGTCGTGGTAGTGAAGATGTTGAATGCAGCAACCTCATCCGGATCAAGAGAGTACCGTTCAAGCACCGCTTCGGAGCTGAAGGTGATGATCTCGGGATCTGGGATGGTGTGCGGGTTGGTGCGTGGGCGTCCTTTTTCACGCTCATTCTCGCGCTCTTGAGAAAAATAGGAGAGCTGTAGTGATGCGAGGCGTTGAAAGGATGCGTTTGCTTCTGGTCCAGCGGTGGCCAGAAGCATGGTGGTAAATATTGGACATGACGTGCGGGGGTATGTACCGTGAATGAGACCGCGCTGGAATGCGCGGGCTCGTTGTAATGTCGTGAGCGATTTGTCAACAGGGAGGTCGCCTTTGCAGCTACCGCTCGCTCGGAGCAGGACTCCTAGATTCTTTAACGCTCGATATTCGCCTGTTGAAGACAGGGCGGGAGAGTGTTTAAGAAACTGGAGGTCAACCGGGCGTTGACAAATCTCTTCAGGTGAGAGTCCGGTGATAATGTATCCGGATTTCTCAACACACAAAGTGAATATGGATGCTAATTCCTCGACTGTGTACGGTCTGTCTTCAAGCTTGCTGATGGCTTCTCCCATGAGATAGCCGATGAAAATGTTGGCAAGGTTGTTGATGATCGTGGTGGCAGTGGATCCGGAGTAGAGGGTGGGTCCGTCAAAAGTACCCTGGACAGTGGGTCCTTTTTCACCTTTCTCGTGTCCGACGGATCGAATTTTGATGGGCAGCTCTAGCTGGGCGACCAGTTCTGACATGCACTCAAGTGCAGCAGTGTTGGAAGAGCAGAGAGCCTTCAGCGCATCAAACATTTTGTACCGATGGGAGGAATCGCATTTGGATATGTCTAAATTGTAGCTATATGTAATGTTATGGTGTGTGAAACTAAAACAAGAATCGTCTGAGTAATAAAACATCTCAAACTTATATACAGGACGGAGTAGTGTATGAAAGGCATTATCCAAGTCAGCTTGACGAGGACTGGAGCAGAACTGGAGCCTGCCACCGAACACAAAAATCGGCGACAAGGACATAGCCTCTTTGATGAGGGATGTTAAGACGAAACCTTGAAGTGATGCGGCGATACCAAGGTCTCCGATCATCCGGCCTTCTTTGCCGAACTTCGCGATTTCGTCTTTCTTGAATTTGTATAGGACATGCTTAACCCAGAGAGGTCTGAATCGATGACCATTTGCATTCAAGTCAGTCCACGTTTTTAACCTCAAGAGACGTTTCTCATGAGGGTCATCGACGTGGTCCGAACATTCTTCTTCTGTGCCTTTAAAATATTGTATATGTGGTGCGTATAGTCTAGTGAGTTTGTCAATGAAGGGTGTGTGTGTATTTACAAAATTTTCCTGTTCGTCCGCAAGCAGCTCGTCGTAGCCATCACAGAAGTCGTCAAGAGTACCGGGGTAACCGAGACTGAGTCGTTCTGGGGTGGGTCGACGCGCGCGTGTGAGACGCCAGAATGCGTGGCGCACACTAATGTTATCGTTGGCGAGTACTCTACCATTATGTGCGACGCAGGGACCGAAGAGGGTTCGGTAGAGGAGATCACGTTTGGGACGGGGGGTGATCTCCGGGAATTTTAGTTGTCCATCGACGAACC